AAGAAGCAGCATAACTTCATGGAAGCTATTGCTCACAGCCCCTCCTTTGCCAAGAAGGTGGGTGTTTCTCAATCTGTAGGCCAAGACTTCAGCGCTGCTGACAAAGGCCGCAAGTTCGCTAAAGGCGGTGATACTATGGCTACCAAAGGAATGAACCTTTTCAAAGGTAAGGAAACCTACGGTGAAGAACTGAAGGAAGCCAAAGCAATTAAGTCAGGCAAGCTCAGCCCCCAGCAGTATGCTAAGGGTGAGAAGTCTGAAGAAAAGATGAAAAAAGGTGGCATGGCTAAGTATGCAACTGGCGGGTTTGTTCGCGCAGCCGACGGTATTGCCCAAAAAGGTAAGACCAAGGCCAAGCAGATCAAAATGGCCGGTGGCGGCAAGTGCTAAGGAGCTACCATGCCTAGACCAATTAACTACCCAATCTCACCCGATGCACCGGACAGCGAGAACCCAGACCTTAGCGTCAAGCTAAAGGTTGGGCCTCCTCGGATGAAAGCTCCGAAGCCTAAAGGTATCACTAAACCTGATCCTCAAGATGCTGGCGTCTTTACGCAAGAGAAACTGAAGCGGTTTGGTGGCACCATGCGAGACATCCCGCAGGGGATGGACGGCGCTATGAAGAAGGGCGGTTCTGTCAAAAGGTTTTCCGCTGGGGGCGGTGATGACTTTGGGGCTATGAACGAAGGCCCAGCCGGTGATGACTCTTACACCCCCGCACCCAAGTCACGCGGGATGGAACCAGCAGCTAAACCTAAAATGAACATGGGTACGGCTGAAGGGTTTAAAAAATCAGGGCTTACCCGTACAGAATATCTAAACAAGCTAAATGGTTTGTCGGCTCGTCGCAAACCCAAAGAAGATGAGTCTTGGAAAAAAACAGCTAAGGCTGCTCAAGATGAAGATGAATCTTGGAAAAAGACAGCTAGAACCGCTCAAGATGCCGCTACCAAAGAAACTTTTTTGGAGCCTATTAGGCGTAACAAAGCTGAAAATACCGACACTTCTGATATGTCGATGAAAAAAGGTGGCAAAGTCAGCAAGTTTGCTTCTGGCGGTTTTGTTCGGGCTGCTGACGGCTGCGCTCAACGGGGCAAGACCCGTGGAACGATGAGGTAATCATGCGAGCTAGCCGAGGTATGGGGGCAATCAACCCCGATAAGATGCCTAAAGGCAAACGGACTCAACGTCGGGATAGTACTGACTTTGAGATGTTTGCCGAAGGCGGCTCGGTTAGCCCAGCGTGGCAGCGTAAGGAAGGCAAGTCCGACGCGGGTGGTTTGAACGCTGCTGGACGCGCCTCTTACAATAGGGCGAACCCAGGTAAGCCTGGGTTGAAAGCCCCGCAGCCAGAAGGTGGCCCTCGCAAGAAGTCATTTTGTGCCCGGATGTCAGGTATGAAGAAGAAGCTGACTAGCGCAAAGACCGCTAATGACCCGGATAGCCGCATCAACAAATCTTTAAGAGCTTGGAAGTGCTAAATGGCAAAGTCTAAGTTTCAACAGGCACAAGAAGACTATCCAATGGTAGCTTCTGCTCTTAATATGTTTCCACCAACTCGGGTGGCTATGGGTGTTGGTAACGCAATTGACCAAGCAAGTCAAAACAATGCTAGTGGCGTTGGAAATGCACTTTTGGGTATAGCCCCCTACGGTAAAACTATTGGTAAAGCAGTAAGTGGCGATTTGTCAGGCGCGGCAGAAGACATTGCTTTGTCTAAAGTCCCCCCACTAGCAAAAAATGCCTACAAGTATTTTACCGCTGACGACCAAGAACCTACCCCCTTTCAAGACGTAACCCCCTCATTAACTGAACAAGGCAGTGGTGGTGGCGGGGGTGGCGGTGGCAAAACCCAAGATGATGAGTTTGCATCTGTAAATGTGATGAAACGCGGCGGCAAAGTAAAAGCTTATGCCAAAGGTGGTTCTGTTTCTCATAGGGGGGATGGAATTGCTCAGCGCGGCCACACAAAAGGTAGAATCATCTAATGGCAACATCAGGCACCCAATCATTCAACCTAGACCTCAGTGAGATTGTCGAGGAAGCGTTTGAGCGTTGCGGTGCAGAGCTTAGGACTGGCTATGACTTACGTACTGCTCGTAGAAGTCTTAACTTATTGTTTGCTGACTGGGCTAATCGTGGTATCAATCTGTGGACTGTTGACCAAGGGTCTATCACTCTTGTTCCAGGCACGGCGACGTATGACCTACCAATCTATACCGTCGATCTCTTGGAGCATGTTATCCGCACCGGAGCAGGTAACGCTTCCACGCAGGCAGATTTGAACATCACGCGGATCAGCGTGTCTACCTATGCGACGATCCCCAACAAGCTGACCCAGGCTAGGCCCATTCAGGTCTACATCGACCGCTTGTCCCCCACACCGACAATCACTGTCTGGCCCACTCCTGACAATTCGCAGACCTACACTTTCGTGTACTGGCGGCTGCGCCGGATTGAGGATGCTGGTAATGGTGTGAACACGATGGATGTGCCTTTTAGGTTCTTACCGTGTATGATTGCAGGGTTGGCTGCGTACCTCTCGTTGAAAGTCCCCGGTGGACTAGAGCGCAATCAGATGTTGCAAGCACAGTATGATGCTGCATGGGATTTAGCGGCGGGTGAGGATCGAGAAAAGGCTGCGGTTCGGTTTGTACCTCGGCAGCAGTTCATTAGCTGATCATGGGCAATAGGTTCACTGAAGGCAAACGGGCGATATCGGAGTGTGACCGATGCGGGTTCCGTTTCAAGCTTAAGAACCTAAAAGAGCTTGTAATTAAAACCAAAAACGTTAACATCCTAGTCTGTAAAGAATGTTGGGAACAAGATCACCCGCAGCTTCTTCTTGGGATGTATCCGGTCGATGACCCTCAAGCTCTTCGTAATCCTCGTCCTGATCGTAGCTACGTTACTTCTGGGTTGCTTGTTACGGGTTATTTAGGTGAAGGTAGTAGAGCTATTTTCTGGGGTTGGAACCCGGTTGGTGGGGCTAGGTTGTTTGATGCGGCGCTAACCCCTAACCCGCTTGCTCCTATTGGGTATGTCGGCACTGTCACTGTAAGCATAACGTAAGGAACAATAATGGCTACTAAATCAGCTAACTTTCCATCCAACATGAAAATCGCTGGGTACAAGCCCGTGGAGCATGATGAGCTTAAAGGCTCTAATGACTTTGCCACCACCTCTGGTGATCGTGTGGCTAACAATGCTCAACCCAAATGTAAAAATCTTGGTGTGGCTAACGACGCTATGAAGAAGTATGGCCGCAACATCGCCCGTGCGATGAATCAAGGAGACTAATCATGGCTACATTTAGCAAGAAGATGGGCGGTAAGGAAGTTGGGAGTGCGGCGGTCTACGCTAAACCTCATACCATGTCTGGTGCCCCTGGTGTAAAGCCATCCAAGTCTTTGCAAGACAAGGCTGCGGTGAACGTCTTTAACGAAAAAGATGTTGTCAAGCACAGCACTCCTGTGACGATTGGCCCGCTGAAAGAAGTCACCACTGCTGGCATCAAAATGCGTGGGTCTGGCGCTGCTACTAAGGGGTTTATGTCCCGTGGGCCAATGGCGTAAAGCATGAACTACACCCAGTTGCGTACCGCAGTACAAGACTACTGTGAGAATACTTTTACTGACACTGACTTCTCCACTATGACGAAGTTGGCTGAGCAAAAGATTTACAACTCGGTGCAGTTACCTTCGTTGCGTAAAAACGTGACGGGGTCTTTAACGTCCGCAAATAAATATCTTGCGCTGCCGGATGACTTCTTATCAGTTTTTAGTCTTGCTGTTGTGGATGCTCTTGGGGCTTATAGTTTTCTTCTAAACAAAGATGTCAACTTCATCCGCGAAGCGTACCCCACCCCTACGGACACAGGCACTCCTAAGTATTACGCGGTGTTTGGGCCGGATAGTGCTACGCTACAAGAACTGACGCTTATTCTCGGGCCTACACCTAGTTCAGGGTTGGTGGCAGAGCTTCATTACTTCTACTATCCTGTCTCCATAGTTACCGCTGGCACTTCCTGGCTTGGCGACAACTTTGACTCTGCGCTGTTCAATGCAGTGATGGTTGAAGCTATTCGGTTTATGAAGGGTGAACCTGACATGGTTGCGATGTATGATGCCCAATACCAGCAGTCGCTTGTACTTCTTAAGAACCTGGGTGACGGTAAGTTGCGTCAGGATGCGTATCGCAGCGGACAAGTCCGCACTAAAGTTTTGTAAGGAACTATCATGGCTTTTACGGGTAACGCCTTTTGCACTTCAGCCAAGGTTGGTTTTTTGAAGGGGCTATATGTTCCGTTGACCGACACGATGAAGATTGCTCTGTACACTAATGATGCTGCGCTGACTGCGGCAACTTTGGTTTACACCGCCCCAGTTAATCCCGCTGTTTCGCCTACGTCTACAGGGGAGATTTCTACTACGGGGACCAATTACACGGTTGGTGGAAACACGTTAATTACTCCAGCTATTAGTTCTGATGGCACTACCGCATGGCTTACTTTTGGTAATTCTTTCTGGACAGCAGCTTCGTTTACAGCCCGTGGGGCATTGATCTACGACAGCAGCGCATCAAATGCAGCAATTGCAGTCCTAGACTTTGGTTCAGACAAAATTTGTACAGCCGGGACATTCACTGTCCAGATGCCGGTCGCTGCTGCTTCCACTGCTCTGATCCGCATTGCCTAAG